ACATTATTTGGGTTACTCACTAGCCTAGTGACTGCATAGTTTAGAATCTTTTTTTTAGTGCCTTTCTTGATAGTCTTTAAAATTGGAGTGCCTTTATCGTCAACCGTTCTATATTCATAGTCTTTTAGAAACTCGACTAGGATCATTTCTTCTTGCATAATACAAAGTTAAATAAAAAAGCCCTAACAAATTAATGCTAGGACTTCTTACCAGAGAAACTTAATACAGAGAATATTAAGAAAATTTATTTTTTACTTGATTTCGCTTTTGCTGGTGCTTTCTTTTTTTCTGTTGCTAATTCAGCCTGACCGTTACTAATAACTAAATCAGCTTTCCATTTAGGTAGCTCGTAAACTTGACCAACTACAAAATGCTGCGCCTTGCCAGCTTTTACTTTTTTACCTCTTACCTTGATTATTTCAACTTCTAAACTCATAACTGTTTAATTTTATGTTGCCTCAAAGATATAAAAAAAGCCCCAACAATATGAAGGGGCTTTTTAACTATATTCTAAACTAGACTATGCATTTTCTAAAGCTGCTTTGTCAGCTGCAAATACACCTTTAACAAATGCAGTTCTATCGTTGTTCTTAACGTAAACTACGCCTCTCCATTCAGCTCTAATTGTCTTAAAGTTTTTAATGAAGTTGTCACCAGTATATCCAACGTCTATTGAAACGCCAGCCTTAGTTCTGATATGTGCTTTTGTAAAGTCACCAATCAAATATTGGCCAGCGTCTACTAGAGTAGTTTCTACAATTGGAACTCCGTCTAAAGATAAAGAACCAGCTACCATTGCTAAACGCTCCACATATCTCTTATCAGTAGAACTAACTTTTACCATTTTTAAAGTGGTAACGTCAGAAGGATTCATAAAGATATAGTTCGGCATTCCTTGTTCAGCTATCTTGATCTGATTTGCTGCTACTGTAAGAACGTCTACTTCATTAGCGTTATCAACTGCTAAAGCAAAAGTTCCAGCAGCAAATGCAGTTGCAGTAGTGAAAACCCCGTTTAGTTGTGGGCTTGTTCCAGAACCACCATAAGCACCAGTTTCAACAGCTTTCAATAACTCACGATTCAATTCGTTGTTGATTTCAGTAGCCATAAATTCTACGTCGTCTAACATTTCGTCAGTGATCGTAATGTAAGCAGTTGTCTTTTCAACTTTTTGAGAACCAACAAGTAAATCAAAGTCGATTTGATTTTTAAGTGCCGCTTCTACTGTTTGACCAGCCGTTCCTTCTTTACCACTTTGATAAACCCATTCAACAAGGTTAGAAGAGATAGTTCCAGATTGAAGAACGTCTAAGAATTTGATTTCCCTTGAAGCAACCATATTCATACCAGGTAGCCTTTCAGCTTGTGGTATTTGTCCAGTTACATTACCAGCGATAGACATATCACCAACGGCTTTTAGCGTAATCTTAACGCTCTCACCATTCTTGTAACGACTTAATTCTTCTTTCTTTTCCTTCAACTGCTCAAGGATAGACTTACTTTGAGAACTTTCTGTTTTAGTCAACTTTTCAACCGCTGACTTAATAGCAGCACCTTGTGACAATAAAATAGCCTCGTGCTTTGCGCCTAATTCAGCTAAAGCCTTTGACTGCTCTTTGCCTAGTTCAGCTAATTCTTCTTTTGATACACCAGACTTTACAGCCTCGTCTACTTTCATTGCCACGCTGCTCATATACTCAGCAATATGGCTTGCTTGTGCTTCTGTGCTTAATTCTTTGATTGCAGCTTCGTCTAAATTTTTCTCAGCCGTCAACCATGTATTAAAATCTTTCATTTTAATTGTGTTAAATGATTAAATAATGGATTACTTTTCTTTTGCGGCTTCTCGACCTTTGGAAGTGTTTTATCAACGGCTTCACCTTCTTGAAGTGCTTTGAATTGATTACAAAAATGCAATAAATTTTCTTTAGTTGGGTTATCTAAGGCTTTTTCGTTTAGTTCTGTTAGTTCTTCTAAGCCTTTTGAAGCGTCTAAAGTTGGTGTCAATTCGTTTGAACCTCGTATAACGCAGCTAATTTCAATCAACTTTGCCTCTGTTACCGCCCAAAAAAAGCCCGTTTCTTCTGCTAAGTCCAGGTTTATAACCTCGTTTTTGTACTTTTCCCAAGTAGCAAACTCTTCTTTTTCTTCTGGATCGTTTACAGCAAGTTCAATCTTAACGTACTGCATACCAACTGAATGCTGATTGATTGCACCATTTTTATAATCAAGGAAAATGTTTTTGTTCCTCGACCTTTCAATCTTACTATCCATTAAAAGGGCAGTAGTTGTACCAGACTTGTTCAAACCAACGTCGGACCAGCTAACCTCTTTTTCATAAGTATCTAAAGGCGTTCCAACTTTCGCGCTTAATTGGTGAACGTGGTCGTGTAAGTGTAGGATATTTTCTTTGTTTTCTTGTATTGACTTGGTGAAAATTCCTTTGATATGTACGTCCTGGTGGCTATCCATGAAGCCGTAGGTATTACCCACGATTGTTCTGTAAATTTCATTTTCGTTATCGTTTTTGTCAGTCATTCCTTTGCTGGTAATTTCAGCGGCAGAACTTAATTCTATAACGTCACACTTTTTTAAAGTTGCTTTCTTTAACTTGATTAACTGCTTTTTGTTAGCAATCATTTTTTTAATATCGGCTTTGCTCATTTCCTTATGATTTTATTATCGATAACTTTCTTTAGCTTTTCAGCTTTCAATTTCTTCAATTGCTCTTTAGTAAGTTTCTTCTTTTCCATAACTAAACATTTGAAATTGTAACATTTGAACCTTTAGGCTTTACGCTGTCCATTTCTTTGTCACTTAAAACTTCTTTGCCTATTGATTCTCTTGCCTCGTTTGGTGTTATTAATCCAGCGTCAACCAATTTAATTGCTTGGTTTGCTCGTTCAGTTGGTGAAGGATTCAATGCTTCTATTTTTTCCTTGTGAATACCTAAAGAATAGTTTCCGAACTTAGATAAAAACTTTCGCTCATATCCAGCCGCTATCTTTTCGAAGGTTGGTATGTAGTTGTTGTTATACGCTGAAGCTTCTGCTTCTTTTACGTTGTTGTAAGTAGCTTGTTCTCCTGTTAACAGCATTGCTGGAAACCCGAAAACATTACAAAGGTCTTTCGTTAGTTGGTTCTTGTTCTCTATGGTTTGCATATCGGTTGAACTTGCATTAAGTTGCTGAACGTTTAAAGCCCTACGAGAAAATCTCATTGCGTTCATAGACTTAGCCCCACCTATTTTTCTTTTCAATGCGGACCAAATGCTTTTTTCGTCGTCGTCATTCATTGGCATTGACGGATCTTCGTTTGAAGGTGTTATTAATGCAGAAACGCCCCTATTCTCGAAGTATTCGCTTAGTGCTATCTCTACATTATTGGAAGCGTTTAAAATGTTTTGCGCTGATTGTAATGGGCTTAAACCGTTTTTGTCTTTAAGTCCTTGCATTGAAGGGTTATTCATTGCAACGTGCATAACGTAGTCAATATCTAACGGGCTTATCCTTTCTCCGTCGTTAAACTTATAGCTTTTGACTTTTGAAAATATGCTATTTGTTTCTGTTTCTATGGTTACTGCTTGAGGCGGTAGAACTAACTGTTGACCTTTGTAAAACCCTATTGATTCAGCGTCTAGGTAGTTGTAACATTCTCCGGTTAAAGTGTAGAATGTAACTAACTGCTCCCAAAACTCGTTAAAACTTTGGTTGTCGTTCGGCTTAAAAACAAAGTCGTGAACTTCTCCGCTTTCAATTTCTTTACCATTGGTCTTGTCGTAAATATAAATCGGTAGGCTTGAAACTCCTCTGGCTATTCGTGTGACTATTGAGTAAACAACCGAACTACCTAAGTAGCCTTTTTTGATTGCTTTTTCGTCTGAAATTGTAGAACCATTAAACCCTTCACCAATTTTAACAAACTGATCTGCGCTGAATAATTCCCTGCTGAATAATTCCCTGCTAGATAGTTTGCTTAAGTCCCGATATGCCATATTAACACTTTTGGCAAAATTACAATAAATTTAGTTGTGTTTGTTTATTGGGTGTTAATGGTTTAATCCGCTCTTGTGCTATCTTGAAATATTTTTGGTCTTGTTCTATTCCTATTCCATTTCTATTAGTGTTTTGACAAGCTACCATAGTTGAGCCACTTCCCATAGTTAAATCTACTACTAAATCATTTTCATTACTAAAAGTTTTAATTAAATCTTCTAATAATAAAATAGGTTTTTGTGTTGGGTGGTGTCCTGTGTAATCTTTTTTGTATTTAAGTATATTGCTTTTGTATTTTTTACCTTCCCATAAATTAAAGGTACTTGCAAACTTCTTTTTAAATTCGTTGTCTATTTGTTTGAGTTCTAAGTATGGTATAAACCCATTCAATTTATCTATATTAAAATACTCAATCATTTGCTTATAAGTGTGTTCTGGACATAGTTTAAAATGCTTTGTTTTTGGACTTGCTTCCATAAAATGATGAACTGTATTTGTTAGTTTTTTATTCCATTCTATTCTATTATAATTAGTTTCTTTTCTCAAATAATTAGCGTAATCGATTAAAGGGTGTTTTCTTTCTAAATCATAATGTTTATACCAAACTAAAACATCTTCATAATAATTTAAAGGTGCTTTTTTAGCTGTTAATGCGTTTGCAAAATGGTCTTTTTCCCAAATCATAGAATAACAAAATGGAATATTTATATGGGTTTTATTTATTAATTCATTTGTGAATGGTTGTTGAGCAAATAAAACCATTTTACCATTCTTTCTTAATATTCTATTTGCAACTTTGTAAACTTCATTTGTATCAATTACTTCATCCCAATCACATTTACCACTCATTCCGTGATTTACGTTTTTAATATCTTTAACAGTTCCATAAGGCAAATCTGTTAATATCAAATCAACACTACCACTTTCTATTTTATCGCTTTCAATAAGGCAATCCCCTAGTCTTAAATCTATCATTCTATTATATTTAACGATTCTTCAAATGCCAATAAGTGAACGCATACGAAAACCCGTCAATTGAATGATTGAACTTGTCTATTGGTATTTCAGCCCGTTTATCATTCCAGATATAGTTATTTAGTTCATTCTCAATATCTGGGCTTTCGTCTACTATTATCAAATAGTCTTGCATCCAACGCAAACGCTCTTGAACTATTCCCGGACGTTTAAACGCTCTGATTGCGTTATAGCCTCCGTTGTACATTCTTAACTCAGCTATATTTAAAGGTTCTGAACTATCGCAAATTATTAAGTCTTGCCTTGTGCAGTTGTTTTCAATGATCGTTTTTATATTAGTCATTGATAGGCCGCTGGCATAGGCTATTTGCTTAACGTAAATAATTTTCTTTTTCTTATCTACTGCTACTTTAGTCAATGTAAATGGGTCGGTCCAACCCCAGTCAAGGCCAAAAGTATAGGGCAGTTCGTCATTAAATTTTCCTTTTTTCCAGCGTTTAAGGATAGCCCCTTCTAGTGGTGCATACTCCCCTTTCCCGTACACTTTCCAGCGGTATTCGTCGGCTGTTCCTTTGGCTATGTTTTCTTTTGTTGGCTCGTAGTCCTCAATTTTTTGAATCGTTTTAGGGTCTAAAAAAGGGTTGTGTTTGTAGGTACTTTTAAAGGTCCTAACGTTATCCCTTTGCTCAAATCCTTTATCCTTCAACCAAAACTCCCCAGAAGGGTTAAAATCTACCCAAGTATGTCTTTTAGTCCGTACATAAATAGCCTCGAATATTTCGTAAGATATACCGTTTACCTCATTGAAGAAGGAATAGTCACGTTTACCGTTTTTCGCGTCTTGTTCGTCGTCGTAAGAATTAAATTCAATGATTGAACCGTTCTTGAAGTAAAGTATTCTATCGGTTTTATTGTAGTAATCTACTGCTTTTTGTAGCCATTCAGAACTATTAAGGATTGTTTTAAGGTCACGAATTGCGCCTTTTTTTAGGTTAGGTATGTCTTGACCTACTACGGTTATTATGATTCCTGGTTCTTGCCTACACCTTACTGCAAAGCCTTGCATTAAAGAATAGGTTTTTCCGCTTGAAGTACCGCCCCTATTAATGGTTAGGTCTTTCCCCTCTGGAATCTCATAGTTTTTTTGAAAAAGACTACTTACCCTAAAAGGTTGACTACTGTTCTTCTGGCTCTTCACCTTCTACTTTAAAGGTTACGTTTCCACCGCTAAAGTCATGTTTGTTATCTACCTTTTCGGCTAACCCTAAATCGCGTGCTATAATGTTGTTATGATACACTCCAACAGCAGCCCCCGAATATTTGTCGTTGTAAATTTCTCGGTCTATTGCGCGTATGATGTACACATATTCAGCGTATCTACCGTCTAAATTAGCCTTATAGTGATCAAGCCTTGATATTATTTCGTTCTTTCTTAACCATATCTCGAACCCGTCCCAAGTTAATGGTTTCTCTAGTTCTTGGTATTTACTGTTCCCGTCTTTTCCTACAAAAACGTGCTTTAGATATGGATTGTTTTTCGCTTCGGTTTTATACGATTCAAAATGAATGTACAACTCTTCTGGTGTCTTTATGTTCTTTTCTGTTGGCATAGCTTATTCTATTCGTTCACACTTTTTACCTAGTTCTCTTTTGCCTTCTATCTATTTTCTACAATGATAATTCAAATTTAGTTATTAATTTTTAATTGATTTCTTTTAGTTCTTTTTGTTCCTTCAACCATTCATTGTAAGATAATATCTTGTAAATTCTGTTTTTTGCAACCTTACTATCCTCTTTGCTTGGTGGGGTATAAACTACTTTTATTTGATTAGAACTTAAAGCTGCTTGTTTTCCGTTGTGGGTTTTCCTTTCTTCTCCTACTTGCTCTGCATACATTGTCAAGGTTTCGCGTTTTAACCGTTCTTTTTGATCTTCTGTAATTACTATCCGGCCTTCATTTTTTAGCCTCGCAAACTTGACGTTTCCATAATCTTCAACCAGGACCATTGGGTTTAGTTTCTTTTGCTGAATATCGGCTTCGATTATTCCCTCGAAACTTTCTTCGTATTCCTTTCGGGCTTGTTCGGCTTTTTCTTTCTGGTCCCGTTTGTATTTTAAATCGTTCTCATAAAGTCTTTGCTTTGTAATTGCCTCGTTCATTTCCTGGACATAGCCTAAAATAAATTTATTCAAAGTAACATAATTGATACCCATAAACTCACCGTATTGACCAGAACAACCCCGTTCAACCGCTATATTTAGTTCATTGACTGTTATACTTCCATACTTTCCAATGTTAAAATTACTTTCTAACGCCTTTGAACACGCCTTTACTTGATTAAAATAGTCGCTTTCTTCTTTCTTATGTCCAGCTAACATTAAAGCCAAATCAAACGCTTTTAAAATTTCAGCGTAAAACAAAGCACTATTTTCTATGATCAAACTTTTAACCGTTTCAGACCTCCTAGCATTAATAATTTCTAATTGACTTTTTGTAAGGTCCGGAGAAAGGTTTTTAAAATCGTAACGTTCTATGATTGATAAATTGCTCATTTTTTGCCCTCCATTAATTCACTTAAAATATTTCTGTTCAATTCTTGCTTTCTTTCTAAGGTCATTTTTCCGTTGCTATTACCGTTAAAGTTTTTTTCGTTTTTAGACCAGGTCAATAACCGCCTTTCAATATCAAAAGTATTTTGCATTTCAAACTTCATTTTTTTTCCGTTAGGGTTTTTCTCGGTCCAGTACAAAAAAAACTTTTCAAGCATTTCTAAAGGATAGTTTTCTTGAAAGGTTAGAAGGTTTTTTTTAAAAACCGCCTCTTTACTTTCTTCTTTCTCTTTCTCTTTCTCTTTCTCTTTCTCTTGTTGCGAAGGGTCTACCGTACCCCCTTGCCTACCCCCTTGCAAAGGGTGTTGTTTAGGTGGTTCAATAGGGTTTAATTTATTTCCTTGCAAGTCTGTTTTTGTTTTATCCTTATAACCTTTAATACTGGTTTCTATTGAGTGTCTTTGGCTCTCATAGCAAAGGTTTGCAATAAATGGTAAGTCTTTCGGATCTTCGTCTAAAAACTGTTTATTAATAACTGCCAGAAGGTAGTTCAGTTTGTCGCTATCTGTTTCAATTTCATTTAGAACGTCGAAATAAGAACGAAGGAAATTAAAGGCTTTTCGTTTTGTGAGTTTCTTAGCCATTTTGATCCTCCAGTTCTTTCTTAGCCTTGTTAATTTCTGTTCTTACGGTCTTAGCGAACTTTATCGCTGTTGTAATGTCTAGCCATACAACTGTTTTCTCGTGATTAAATGATTCAATTGATATGAATTTACCTCCACTATCTGGACATTCTACACACTCACATTTAACCCAAGAGTTATCACCCGTTGCGTCTAAAAATTTTAAATCAATGTTTGCCATAATTATAACGGTTTTAAGCTACCGATAAACTATTAAATTAAAAAGCCTTGTATCGCTTTCGGAGGGTATTCCTACTAACGAACAAGGCTTTAAATAAACTTCTTTAATAACGTATACCCCCGTTATAAGATTCAAATATACAAATTAATTAAAAGCCGCCCATAAAATAACACTAAGAAAGGTAGTGGCTACAATTACTGCTAGTGTCTTGTTAAATGTTACTTCTACTTTGTCCAGGATTTCGTCGTCTGGTGCGCTGTCGCTGTTTCTCATTTCAAACGTATTAAAGATTCATTCCTTCCAAATACTCCCTTTCGTTTCCTTCCGGTGTATTCAAGTTTATTATCCTGGACCAAGTTAGTAACTGATCTCCGAACGCTTGTAATCGGTACTGAATTGTAGAACAAAGCGTTCCAAACTTGACTCGCTCCAAATTCAACCATTGGATTATCTTGGAAGAACTCCAGAATTTTATCGTCTTGCTTCTTAGCTCGTTTCTTGAAGATTGATAGTTGTTCTCCTTGTTCTTTTACTGTATTGTAGTAACTCATTTTAACCCTCCCATTTTTTTAACAATATTAGAATAATGTCCTATTTTAAAAACTACTGTGTCCTCGTCGTACCAAAATAAATGACCACCATTAACCAGCATTGGATTGTCCCATGTATCGTCTGCAATTAGTATAACGTCTGTTCCAGTTAAAAGAAAATCATCACCAATTAAATGATCGTTATCCATAGAATAAGACAATTGGGTGTAAAAAATATCACCGTCCTCTATCTCTATTGCTTTTATAAATCTTCCCTTCATAATAGTCTAGTTTATATCGTTTAGATTTTCATTAAAACCATTTATTCCACTGATTAAAGAATTATCGTCTGGAGTTATAACTAAATCAATTAAAAAATTACCGTTAGTCATTCCAGCACCAGTTATATGTATTGAAACTCCGTCTACTGGTATTCCTTCCTCTTGTTCTAATTCAATAAGTGCTACTACCGCACCCTCAATTCTTTGTTGAAGAAACTCTCTCATTTCTTTTTCTGTACTATCATCAGCGGTCATTATAACCATTTTTCCTTCTTTCATTTTATCTCTGTTTTTGAATTGTTAATACTTCCAGCTTCTCAGCGTTTCTTTTTTCCTTGCTTAAAATCGTTTTAAAGGCTTCTAATCCCTTTCGGGTTTGATACCTTCTGTTTATTGTTTTAACGTCGAATTTCATAGTTAAACTAGTTCCTCGTTAATATCTCTTGTTGTTCTTGGTAGCTTTTCTGTATACCAAGCCTTTGAAGGTGTTTTTCTGAAAGGCATTTTACATTCTGAACTGCCTCTGGTTTTTACTTTTGTAGATTGGATCAACCTCAATGCAGCTTGAAAACTTCTAACCTCCTCAGAGATTCTAATGTTATCCACTTCGCTTAATTTGCTTCCGTTCGGTGATACACCAGCAAATTGATAGGCTAATAATTCTTTAATATACTTCTGTATTTCTTTCTCGTTCATTTCTCTGGACTTAATATGTAAACTTGATTTTGATAAACTTTCTTTTTATTCCTACTCATTGAGGCTCTGACTGAATCGTAATTAAGGCCGCCCCATTCACAAGCTTCTTTCAAGGAGTTAAAAGTTCCTTCGTTGTTGCTGTGCTTGTTGAATATATTGTATCGTTTTTTATTCATTTCTTTGGGTGTTTCTGCACATAAACCATGTGCGTAGTTATTTGCGTTACTGTCGCATATCCCTTGACCTTGCTAAACGGTTTTAACCGATCCGAATAAAGTTCAAACGTATCAAAGCTGCATTCAAAATCTTCGCCTTTATTTACGCAAATGAAGCAACCGTTTAGATTTGTTTTTGCTTGTTCTCCTCTTCCGCTTGGGTGCGGATTAAACTCTAGGTCTTTAAATGTTTTTAGTTTCATTTTCTCTGGGTTTTAATAGCCCCTCCGATATTTAAGGGGCTTTGTTGTTCTCTGTATTAAATCTATTATGAAAATTTCAATTCATTATTTATAATAAAGGCTTCTTTATTTTTCATTGAACGAAACCCCTTTAAAACAAAATATTCATATCCCTTGTACTCTCTCCTAATTAAATCTTCTGGATTTACTGGGACTACTATTTCTACCCCGTAAGGTTTACGTTCTGCAACATCTTTCTCATACTCGTTTTTTGGTTCAAAAACCATTTTAATTGTAACCTCTGTTCTGTCATAATCATATAAAGAAAAATTACTACAAGTAGTAAACCCTCTACCATTCAAAAACTCCGATATAAACGCTTGGTATTTTGCCTGTCGTTTTGCTTGTTCCAAAGCCTTTTGATTTTCTAACTCACGCTGATTTTTCTCTTTTGCTTCTCGTTCTAAAGCCTCGATTTCCTTTTGTTCTTCTGTCTTTTTGTAGCTTTCAAAGCTGTTTCTTTTACCCCTTAATTCGGTATTCAAATCTAAACTCTTACATCCTTTATTAATAGCTTTTTCTTTAGCCTTATCTAAGTCAGTAGAAAGGTTTTGATAGTATGTGTAAGTAGTATTAATACCGCTAACATAATGCCTTCCATTCAAGTCAGTTGCATAACGTTTCTCTGAAGTTACATCCCATAAAGTATAAAATTTATTTGCGAATCCAATTTGTAATGACATATGATTTATTTTTCGTTTAACAATAACTAAATGTAAACAAAAATAACAGTTAACAAAGCATTTATTGAATTATTTTTTTTGCTCTAGCTTTTTAATCTCGGTTTTGTAGTGTTTGGTTAGGTCTTGAAGGTCTTGAACGGTGTACTTTTTCGGCTCGTGGTTTCCTTCCAGCCATTGAACCTTTTCAATCCCTATTTTTTTGATTAGGTTTTTACGGTATTCAATAGTATTTGAATGTAAAAAGGTGTTACAGTATTCACATTGTAAATAGCAGTTAAGTTCTTCAAACCTTAACTCTGGGTGTGAACCAACACTTTTATAATGTCCAGCGTTCTTTTTCTTTGGGTCTGGATTTTGGCAACTAATACAAGGTTGAGCTTTATCTCTTAACCGAATGAATTTATTGAAAACCGTTTGTAGGTCTTTTTTATAGTCGGTTAAAGTTTTGGTTTTTTCGATCAGTTCTTTCTTTCGGCTGGTCCATTCGCGTTTCTCTTTCTTTGCTTTGAGTTTCTTAGCGTGATCAAAAGCGCAAACCGGAGAACAAACAGCCTGAAGTGGTCGCTTTTTTTCAAAGGACGTGCCGCAGTTTTTACATTTTCTCCAGCCTTTCATTAAAATTGCAGTTTTTTAATTATTTCAGCAAGTACAT